TAATGGTTTTAATAATCCTCTTAATGCTTTATCTGATGTAACTGTTGCACCAAAATCTATATCCTCTAACAATCCTCGTAGATCTCCCAATCTTACGTTAGAGTTTACAACTCCTAATTTTAAAAGTTTTCTGTAAAGTTTATTTTGTTTTCTTGTGCCTTTTAATCCTGTTTGTAGTGCTTGATATGCATCTTTAATTGCAGTTGGTGATGGTATAATACCATTTGCTGTTGCAAACGCACCAGCAGATACAAAGTTTCTTGCGTGTGTCACTGGTGATAAAATTGTTTTAGCGATCTGTGATGTTGCTTTTGGATATAATAATAATCCTTCATAGATCTGTGCTCCTGTGCCTTTTGTTTTGTATGCATTGTTTGTTTCTTCTAATGCATCAGCCACCTCATCGATTGCAAACTTACCATTAATAGGGTTTGTGATACCCGCTTCTAACGCTTTGTTTGGATCTACATTTATCTTTCTAATATTTGGACCTAGTGCAGCAAATGCCTCTGCCTCATCATCATAAAACATACCACGTTTACCTGCAGCTTTGTCAGCATCTGACTGTTTAACTAAATCATCAAAAAATTCATTACGCCTTGTAACTAAAGATAATCTGCTTGTGCCTGCAAGTATTGTCTGCATAGGATTCTTTTGTTCCCCTAATAATTCTTTGATAACTTTCTGTGCATTTGCTGGTAAATTTACTAAGTTAGCATAACCCTTTGATGTAACTGCATCATCTAAAACAGTTTTACCCACAAAAAAATCTGGTATCTGAAATACAACGTTAGATGGTTTATCCATCTTAAAACCTTTTGGTAACTGTGCTGTCTTAACTAATCTGTTTACATAATACTCTGCCTGTTGTTCTGAGATAGGTTTACCATTCTGTCTTGCAACATCTCTAAATAAAGTTATTGCTTTTTGTACAGCTTCATCTGTAGGCTTATAACTTAAAAAAGGTACTATAGATCTATTAGAAAATATATCGTATGTAGAACCTAAATAGTCTTGAAACTTTTTACCAAATAGTTGTTTAAATTCTTTAAATGCTGTTTTATCTCTTGCAATTTTACCACCAAGTGCACTAAACATATCACCCCAACCAGTTCTAATAGAATCTAGATTACCATAGATAGCTGTTCTTATTTGAGGTTTAGCCTGTGCTTTATCTAATAATTCGTCAACTACTTTTTTCTTTGCTGCGTCTATCTCACCAAACACAACTTTACCTGTCCTGTCACTAACTTTAGGTGTGCCTGATAACATCGCTTCATTTAAAGCTCTTAATAAATCGTTTCTATCTTTTGCAACTAATTTATTCGTGACTGTTTTGTACGCAGGAAAAATAGCATCTATATTTTTATCAAGTTCTCTTGAAACTTGTTGTGCAAAGTTTACGTCAGCTGATCTTGCACCAACTTGTTGTCTTTCTATGTCAAAAAATTCTTGTGTCTTACCTCCTCTTGCTCTAAATTTAGATGCAAGTTTATCATAAAATCTATCTAGTTTAGAGTTAGAGAATCGCATGTCTTTACCTCTTTTAGACAATGCTTTTAGTGTAGAACCTATACCACCAATCAATCCTGTAAATAATGCACCCTCTGTACCAAACTTAACTCTGTTAATTAATTCTCTTTCTGGATCGTATTCATCATCTCTTTCTAATTCTGTAGGTCCACCTAATAAATCGCCGAATGTACCCGCTTCTTCTACATCACCAACAAATACACCTTCAGCCAAACCTCCAGATGTTGCTCCAGCAATAAATTTTGCAGTCTTGCCTTTTCTATTTAGTTGATCTGCTGTATTTGCAGCGTTACGTAAAGCTTTACCATCTGCACCTGTTACTTTAAAATAGTTACCAGCTTTTTTAGCTTGAACTGCCTTACCTGCTAGACTTGTCCCTGCCTTGAATGCAAGACCACCCGGTAGACCAACGTTTGTTAATAGTCTTGTAATTTTACCTGCAGCTGTGGCCTCTGCCATCTCATCTAAATTTGTAAGATCATCAAAGTATTTTTCTATTTCTGCCGCTTTGTTAGTATCGTTTGTAAGATCATAGATACTAGCACCTAGTGAAAATAAACCTTTTGGTATGTCAATTAAACCAGATCCTATACCTGCAAAGATAGAAGCAATCGTGCTTACATCGTTGTTTTCTTCTGGTGCGATTGTTTCTACTTCACTCTGAGCAGCTATTAATTCATTATATGACTTTGCCATAGCGGCTCCTTCCTATTAAAGTTTTTGTAGACGAGATACTCCATCTTCTACTATGATAAGAGCTGAGGCATCATTTAAAATATAAGTTCCATCTTCTTTAGGTTGAGTGTCTCCAGATATTACACCTTTAAAACTTGTAGGATAATATAAATTCATCATTCCTATAATTATACTTGGACTTGGTCTTTGTAATCCTGCGTCATCACTTTGAAGTTTTTTAATTGCTTCTTCTAAAGTTGGTTCAAATCCTGTTTTTTTCAAACCTATTTTTCTAGATGCGCTGCCCTCTGGAAGATCTTTTAAAGTGTCTAGGTCTTTTTGTAAAGCTCCTCTAGTTCCTAATTTTAATTTAGCTTGTGCACTTAATTTTTTATCATAAAGTTTTTCTGCTCTGTCTGCTTTAAATTCTTCTAGTGCTGCAACTCTCTTGATATCTGGTGCTTTACTTTTAACAGCTGCTGCGTCTGCTATTGCACCAAAACCTTTACCTTCAAAAAATGCTTTTGATGCTGCAGCTAATGCATCCGCTGCATACTCTTGTCTAGCTCTGTCTAAACCTAAAGCTTTTTCAAGATCAGTCATAGTTACTTCTGGTTCGTCATCACCAGGTTTAGGTGTTTTAACTTCTTTTGGTGAGTCGTCTATTATTTCAGTTTTAGGATCATCGTCTTTTTCTTCAATTTCAATTTCACCTTCACTAGCTTCTGCTTTTGTATTTATTTTTGGTGTAAATGTAGTGTCTATGCTTGCTAATAAACCTTCCGCACCATCATCATCTGTTTGAGCTTTATAAAGATCTGTTAAAGACGCTGTTTCAGATAAACCAGATTCTTTACCAACCAGAGGAAATTGCTCTGTATCGAACATAGTAGCTCTAATTAAATTATCTAAACCACTTCTGCTTTGTCCTAATGTAAATCTAGATCTAGGATTTAGAGTATTAGTTTGAAAAAAAGGATTATTTCTATTTGCATCTATAATTTGTTGACCAGTTACAAATCCAGCACTTTGGTATCCAACTCTACCACCATTTTCATAACCTAAATTTGATGTAATCCCCGTGCCACGGCTATCTACTTTACCACCTCTAAACATTGGTCTTCTTAAAATTCTACTCATTAGCCAAATATTCCTAGTTTAGAACCAATGCTTGCAAGACCAGTTCCAATACCTAATGCGGTCTGTAATGGACTGACCGGTGGTGCTGGTGGTTGATAACCAACAGTTTGAGTTGGGAATGCACCAGGTTGTACCTGTGCAAGTTGTTGACCAACTAAACCTAGTCTAGTGAATGGTTCGAATTCTGCCTCTCTTGCTGCAGCTGTTGTTGCATCTAACAGTGCTTGTTGTTGTGCCTGGCCAGCCTGACCTAATTGAGTCTGGTAAGTGCCAAGACCCTGTCTTGCTGCCAAGTCTTGTGCCGCTGCTGCCTGTGCCTGTTGAAATCCTTGTGCTAATAATTGTGCCTGTAATCCTGCTCTGCTCTGTGCTGCTCCTCTTGCTGCCTCTGCTGCAAGTACACCCTCTCTACCACCACCAAAAGCTCCGGCTCTTATCGCTGCATCACGTCTTGCTGTATCCGCGATCGCCTGTTGTCTGTCAAATTCTGTTAGAGTTGTATCGATCACCTCCTGTTGATAAGGTGACATAAAAGGTCTGAAAGCTTCTGGACCTGTGAGTGATCCTAATCCTGCTGCTGCGGTTCTAGCATCCTGTTGTAATTGTGATTCTGCTGCGATCTGTGGTGCAAATTTAGATGTATCAATCGTTTGACCTACTAATGGATTTACTTTTTGTAAAAAATTTGTAAGTGCTGCTTCTAGTACCGGTGCCGGTCGTGTTATCGTGGTTTGTTCAGTCATTATGCTCGCGCCTCTAATCGGTTCATTGTCTCATACATTCTTCTTGCACCCTCATTAATATTTCCACCACCTGCTGCTCTTACAGCATCAGCGGTCATTACAAATTCGTTTTTGCTTAATCTTGCAGGGACATCGTCCGCTCTCTCTTTTTTACCTATTGGCACGAATCCACCACCTCGTAGATCCATTTCTTTGCCACCAAGATCCATTATACCACCATCTTTCATTTTTACAACACCACCATCTTTTAGTCCTAATAAATCAAATGTTTCACTAATCACATCTTCAGAGTGACCACCTGCAATCATCGCAGCTCTAATAGCTGTTCTTCTAGCTTCATCAGAAGCAAACTGTGCCTCTCCTGTCATTCTTTCGTATTCTGCTAATTCATTTTCGTAGTCTTTCAAAGCTTTTCTAGCTGTAGCCATACCAAGATCTACTGATCCTTGTGTAAATGGTGTCATTGCTGCTCCAGCTACATCTTTTAATCCAACATTAGCAGCAAACGGATCTCTTAAAACTTTACCTGAAGCTTGAATTCCTTCAGCTGCTTTTGTTAAACCTTTTCCTATAAATCCTTGAGGTGTTGCTGCTGGAATACCCATCCCTTCTGCAACATAAAAACCTGCATCTGCTCCAGTTGCTCCTGGAGTGCCAGTAAATCTAGAACCTGCTATTGCTTTTTGTGCACCTGGTGCTGATAATGCACCTGTACCAGCTGCTAACAATGTAGACAATCCAGAAAAATCTCCTTCACTACCTTCTTGTGATAATTGTGATAATAAATTAGCACCACCTGATAAGGCGGCTCTTCCAGCCATAGTAGCAAATACACCTGAAGCAGGTGCTAAAAAAGGTACTGCTGCAGCCGCATAAGGTAAGAAAGGTTTGATCTCATTTGGTACAACCTTATCTAAAAACCTTGATATTGGCTTAGTAATCTTTTTAACTGCTCCTTTGAATTTCTTAAATAATCCCATGATCTACTAATTTACTTGTTTTTCTCCTAATAATCAATCGCTGATATTAAAACCAGCGCCTATCTTTATTTCCTCTACAGTCACATTTACGTCCCTTCGGATGTGTTCTGACTTGGTATCTGTGCTTGGATTCTGCACATCAGCCAAGGCCTCTGCATCGGACATATATTCCTTGCCTGTCACTGTATTGGTTAGTGTCACCTCTGTCTTTGGTGTGATAACTGGCACTCTTTTACCATTAATTGTCTCATATCTGACCGAGGCTTCTGTCTCTATAAACGGCATTATCTATCCTCCCTGTTAATCTCTAATATGGATGCGATAACATCTACCGCTCCACTGGTCGCCTGAACCTTTAATATCTCACTTTCCATCATAATCAAGGGTTCGGTTAAAATCTGTTCTTTTTCGTTAGCGCTAAGACTCACATTATTATCAATAACAAAGGCTGTCCCCGCTGCGTTAGTTAATGTAGCTTTCACAACAGCTGCACCACCAGCATCCTCAGAAGCTAACAATGATTTAACGATAGCTCTAGAATTATTAGGCACTGTATACAGAGTTGTAAGATCTGTATTTGTTAAACTTACCTTATCGTTTTTATATATATTTGCCACTAGCCTAATCCTAACCAGGTAAATCTCTCCTGGTCCTCTTTCTGTTGTGTTAAGTATGTAGAGTTTAATTGTTCTATTATTGTGGTTAACGCTCTATTGATCTGTCTCTGGTTATCCTCACTATATTCTTTTTTAGGTTCTGGCAATCTTACCACTACTTTTGTCATTATCCTCTCCTTCCATCTGGTTGTAGGTCCACCTGGAATGTACCAAATCTCCAGGACTCACTGACACCTGTATTTTCTATCTTTATGTTTGCATATCGTCCTCTGGCTCTGGTGTCAACTTTAGTTGTGTTAGCCGTAATTGTAAAAGGACTTAACGTTGTCTCCTGATCATCCTGCGCAGGAAAATCTTTTATAGATAATGTCACCTGATTATTACCTGTCAATACCTTAAAGTTTGGTAAGAATCTACGCATTGCAAGAAATACCTCACTCTGATCTTTTTGTAATGAGAAACTAAATGATTGTATAAAAGATGTTAATGTTGTTACACTACCATCTGGATTGACCTGATCGGTTCCTATTTCATGTTCAAAAAATACTGTCTGACCTAAACCTGTCTCACCAATAACCTGTGGAAATGTTCCTGTGTTAGCGCTGTTGTATGCAGTTGCATATGGTTTAGGATATACGAGAGAATCTATCCAACTTGTTCTTATAGAATTTGTGTTTGTACCTGTGTACCAATTACCCATCGGTAATCTTGCATTGTCTTGTCCATAGTTATAGACAACGTATCTGTTATTAAAATCAGATCCTGATGTTGGATACCACCAGATCACCTCTGTAAATAGATTATTGATACCTGCATTTATCTGTTGGCCTTTTGTTGTATCTGCATCATCGTATACAAAATCCTCAACAGAACATGGTAGTGTATTGACCGTACCATCAAAAGAGAAGAAACCATTGTTACCCATCCAGTATGCAACACCATCGATCTCTATGGCTGCATTCTTACCGATCAATCCGCAGTTCGTACCTACCTGTTCGAATCCAAATGTAAAAGGGGCTCCAACAAACTTCATCGTATACAGAGCATTATCTGTCCAAATCAAAATATTCTCTTTTGCAACAAGACCACCCATGATTTTTGTGCCGTCCTGTAGTCTTTGTGTACCTGCAGTATTTGTTGCCTGTGGTGTATACTTATTTATGTTCTCATCCTCAGAGAATCTTATAAACATATCATCCTGTGATGACGGTGTGCCAATAGTCTCCTCTGTTCCAAGATGAATCAAGTGTCTTGTTGTTGGTGATATGAGTGTGACTCTTGTTGCAGTTGGATTACCACTATCTGTTGCTGCATCTATTCTTGTTTCAAAACCAGATGTCAACATAGATGCTCTTGTTGTGAGTCTAGCTGTAATACCAGCGTTCCATGTAAATGTTTTACCATTTGCAATGGTTGCAACCAACACTTCACCAAAATTACTTAGTGACCATAATCCTGGTTCTAGTGTTACCGATGATGCCTCAACAGCACTACCAAATCCAGAAAAATTTGTGGCGTTAGTAACCACAGCGCCATCGCTGTGAGCCTGTCCGTTTGATGTGCCAAAGGTTGCTGTTCCTGCTGCACCTCTGGTTATACCTGTTAATTCAACTCCCGCAATTCCAGTGTATGTTATTAATTCATTAC